CACGTACTCCACGAGGGCGTGCCCCACGCTCTCTATCCACCCGTATTTCGTGTTCCCGGTGCCTAAATTTTGATTCGCGATCGCCGGTAACTTGATTCGAAACGCGACGTTCGTCAGGAGGTCGCCTTGATTTTGGGGAATGTTGAATTTCAGGACTTTCCCAAAGTCCCCTGGGATGTGGGGATCGAGGGTCACGGTCTCCCTGGCGAATCGGGAATTCTTCTTGTACACCTTCCGCCAATACGTGAATTCGGGGTCATCGGTGAAGTACCGGTCGGCGACGCCGACTGATTCTAACTGCACTCGACCAGCCATTCTGTAATTATGGGGGATTAAAATTTTAACCCAGCTAATCCGGCGTTCACTAACATAATGTTATACGAGAGGGCGTACACTCTCACGTTGTTCGCCCCGGCGTACACCGGTTCAATCTCCACGGTGAGGAGTTTGTGCGCCACCCGACTCATGTTGACCTGTCCGGTGGGGTACGGGTGCTCCGGTCTCTCGCTGAACGATTTCATACCGAATTCGCTGTACATGTCGTACTCTATGTGGGTACCCGAGGGGTTCAGGGACGGGTGCGGTTCGTACACGGGAATGTCCAATCGCGTCGCCGGACAATTCACGTGACACCGGAGGGGTTCGGCGTACGTGAGCCTCAGCCTGTCCATGTCGAAGACCACCTGATCGTTGAACCGCAGGGCGACCCGGCGAATGTTGTTGTATTCACCGGTGAGATTCAGAGCCTCCGCCGATTGGGCTTGGGACGTGAAATACATCTCCTTCACCGGACCTTGGAAATTAATCATCACCGACCTCTGCGTCTCCCCGTCGGGGATGACAAACTTTGACATTTGGAGTTGGGTGATGCAATACTCGAGGGGCGTGCTCATGAGGTACGCCCTCTCCTCCGGTGTGACGAACACGAATTCGCTGTCGAGGGACAAATTCTTAATGCTCGCCGACACCCCGTTGGCGACGTCCGTGGAGGACAACCCGTACCACACCATCTCCGAGAACGGGCGAAGCTTCAGTCGCACCTCGACCAACTGCTTCGTCAGGGCACACGCGGGGATGGCCAGGGAGGGATTTTTATAAAAATAAAAGGGTAAATCGAGGAAATAACTGTAATCACCCCGGTAGATGAGAAAGTTTCCGTGACCGTTGAGGAAATAGAGGGTCTGGTCGACGTCGTCGTTCGTGTGTTGGAGTTGGTTATACATGTAAATGTATTCACCGGTGATCCTCTCTATGGTCTGTGAACCTATGACGAGGTCGGCGTATTCGATCAAGTGGGCACACACCGAGGGTGGATAATACTTATCGTTTCTGTAACCGGGATTGGGCGCCAAGTCCGGCACCGGATCGCTCAGGGTGATTTTGAGGGTCATCGTGCGAATCAAGTCCCCCTTGTCCTTGGGCACCCGACACGTGACCTCCTGCCCGAAATCGATCGTGCCGTCGAACGGGGTCTCGATCTGTTCGAAACTAAATTTACTGGAACGTCGGAATCGTGATAAAAAGTGACTGTACTGGGGGTCACCGGTGAGCCACTTGTCCATGACCCCCACGGCGGCCAAATTCAAACGACCAGCCATTCTACTAATAGTTGAGTAAAATTTTGAGAAATAAAACAGGACAATATTTCAGAATGCAACTTCAGTTGAGAAAATTCAAACCAGAGACGATGGGAGACGATCGTGTCTGTGTTTTTCTGGGAAAGAGAAACACCGGTAAGTCCACCTTGATCAAGGACATCATGTATTACAAGAGACACATACCGGCTGGCATTTGCATGTCAGGGACGGAGGATGGGAACCATTACTACTCGTCGTGGATACCCGATCTTTTCATCTATCCGGAGTACGACAGGGAAGCGGTCGAGAGGGTGATGGATCGTCAAAAAAAGTTGGTCGCACAGGGGAAAAAGAATTGTGGCGCTTTTCTCCTGTTCGATGACGTGATGTACGACGCAAAGTTTCTCAAAGAACCCATTCTCAGACAGATCGCCATGAACGGGAGACACTGGAAGTTATTCGTGATGATGGCGTTTCAATACTGCATGGACATGCCCCCCGCCATTCGGTCAAACATTGATTACGTTTTTGTTCTTAGAGAAAACATTGTCTCCAATAGAGAGAAGATTTGGAAAAATTTCTTTGGCATCTTTCCGACACTGAACGCTTTCAATGCCGTCATGGATCAGTGCACGAATGACTTCGAATGTCTCGTGCTTGACAACACGTCCCGTTCGAACAACATAGAAGACGTCGTGTTTTGGTACAAGGCGGACATTAAAAAACCCAAGTTTAGGGTGGGTGCGCCTCAATTTTGGTCCGTGCACAAAAAGTTGTACAATCCCACCCACTACCTCAAAGAGAAGGACAAAACCCAGGACAAAAAGAACAAGGTTGTCGTAAAAAAGAAGAAATAAAAACATGAGTCCATCCCAGAATGGAAACGCTCAATCTGTCCGACGACGGCGAGGGAATGGTGGCCATCACCGCCCCGCCCCCACCCCAACCCCAACCGAAGATGGAAAAGCCCTCGACCTCGTTCCAAGGCAACGAAAAAAATATTGCACAACAACAAAGCATGATGGATTCTACTCCGCTTTCCGACATTATGGACGATGACGTCTCCGGTTCCGGTATGGGTATGATGGATGCCCCCATGGTGCAATCCCAACCCAAGATGCAGAGCATGCAGATGCAGGCGCCGGTGCAGGTGCAACCGGGCATGGCGCAGATGATGCAACAGCAACAGCAACAACCGGTCAAGCCAGAGTCCAAGAATCCCCTGAATCTCACGGACGACCAAATGGTGGCGCTCCTCGTCGCCGCGTGCACGGCCGCGGCCGTCTCCAAACCGGTGCAAGACAAGCTCTCCACGAGCGTCCCCAAGTTCCTCACCGAGAACGGCACCCGCTCCATGGTCGGTTTGGGCGCCACCGGTTTGGTCGCCGCCGTCCTCTTTTACTTTTCCAAGTCCTACGTCATCAAGGCTTAGTCGGACACGTGTTGTCCACAGAACGTCGTCTGCGCAGGAATCTTTTCATATATACCAAGAGCAATACACTGGTCTCTCAGTTCAATGTAGTTATCCCAAAACTCTTTGGAGTGCGAGTATTCGCTCACGGTGCAGTGTGCTAATTCGTGGAGCAAGACGTGGAAAATCTCGTTCGGCGTTCCGTCGAGGCACACCGCGATCTCACCCCCCTTGTTCGTGTTGTACCCCACGCTACCACGCATCTTGTGAAAGCCCGTCACCGGTTTCTGTGCCCAAATCATTTTGAATTTCTCCTGACGCGTGCGCACCAAGTGTTCCCGGAGGGTGCGGTACTTTTCCTTCACCTCCACCAGTTCCGGGGGTTCCACCGTGTTCTTCAGAACCCACAGGTTCAGCAGCAAAAGCACCGCCAGTATCCACATGCTTCTTCTTATAAACAAAGATAAATTTAGAGTACAACTCCGAGATGTGCCCCTCGAGGGGTTCCCACAGGAGCATGGTGAAACCGATCTTCTCCAGCTCCGTGACGAGCACGTCCTTGTAACAGATGGGCTCGGGACGGGGTCCGTCGGCGTAGAACGGCGTGTCAACCAGGTTGACCCATAGTTTCTCACCAAAACCACCGTTGCCATGTTGTTTCGTGAGAAAGAAGTTTCCACTCTCGTCCTTCAGGGGCACCCTGTTTAAAATGGACTCGGAATCCGGAATGATCCCGAAGAGGTGCCCACCGTGTTGCACCCGACGCTTGATCTCCCTGAGGGTGGCGTGGAACAGTTCCCTCGAGGCGAAGATGTAATGGAGGGAAAAGTTATAACACACCGCGTCCCACCGCCGGTTCGGACACGCGCGAATGTCACCGACGTAAAACCCGTTGACCCGGATCTTGAGGTTCCTCGCGCGCGATCGTGCCTCCTCGAGCGCCTCCGGTGAGGGATCGCACATGGACACGTACGCCCCGACCGCGCGCCATTTCTGGAGGTCACCCCCGAAACCTGCGCCGACGTCGAGCACGCTCTGTCCCTCCCGAACGACCGCCTGGATGAGCGCGCGCTTGGCGTCGTTGTGATTCTTCCTGATTTTTTCCATGCGTCGAGTTGTGACCTACTTAAAGTCGAGATGCGAAAGATAAATATAATCCCGCGACGATGTCTCTCGCCCCAGACTACATCACCGTTCCCGGTCAAAACTTTGTGTGCCTCTCGGTCGTCGGACCGTCCTGTCCACAAAAGACGGACAAGTTCGGGATCAAGATTCGTGGATGCTTTGCGACGCGCGATGAAGCCGCCGCGCACGCGAAGAAGCTTCAGGCTGATGACGCGACGTTCGATATTTACGTCGCGGACATGTACAAGTTCTTGTTGATCCCCCCGGATCCGGCGGAAATCGAGGACTCCCACTACGCCGAGGAAAAGCTCGAGGAGCTCATGACTGGGTACAGAGAGAATCAACGAGCCGCACAAAAGCTCTTCGAAGAACGCAAGAGGGACATGATGGAACGTAAGGATGGGGATTACTCAAAGCCAGGTGATGAGAATTCCCGCTTCTACACCAAACCGGACGAACCCCCGATCGAACACCCGGCCGAGGTGATCGAACGCCTCAAGAAGGATAAACCGGACGCCCCCATGGAAGAGCTCGTCAAGGAGGCCGACGCCGAGGTCGCACGCCAAATCGAGGAGAGACGAAAGAAGCGTGAGGCCGAGGCCGAAGCCGAGGCCGAAGCCGAGGCCAAGGAAACCGAACCGGAAACGAAAGAAGAATAAAATGTAGTGTTTTAATAAGCATGACAATTATCAGCATCATATTAAATTTCGTCACAATAGCTATCGTCGTGTATGCTTTGGTTTTCCAGGGCGAGAAACTCGAAGTCAAGAAAACCAAACCACGTCCGAACGCGACGGATGTATACATAGATAACGAAAAGGATCCTCTGATCGTAAGTCGGTCGTATTTCACGGGTGATAAGTACGGTAATATTGGAAAATTCGTTGGCTACTCAGCTATACCGGAGGATCATTGGTTGAATGGTCTGAGTCTTTCCCATGAAAAACCCGAGGATGAAGGCAGCGAATAAGAGGACGATGGTCATCTTGTCGATGGACGTAAAGTCGAACTTTTGTTTCTCCTCCGGTGGTGGTGGCATGAAATATTGTGGTGGGTACTGTTGTGGTTCATCGTAATAGAAATCCTCGATGGGCGACGACTCCTCCTCCGCCGGTGGCGCCGGGGGTGGGTCTTGCCTCGCGTCGATGGGTTTGAGGGGATCCGGTTGATACGTGACTGGATTTCCTATTTCGCTCTCCATTCTTTTATTACAAGGTAACGCTTCTTTTAAGTGTTGTCAGAATCCGAAGAGTATTCGGTTTCGGACTCGTCGTCGCCGACGATGAAACCCTCCATCTCCGTTTCATCCTCGTCGTCCTCCTCCTCGTCGTCATCCGAGCACGACATCTCGTCGTCCGTGTCCAAATCAGAGCCGTCGAATTCGCTGTCGTACTCACTATCGGAGTAATCGTCTGCGAATCCCGCGTCTTCCACCTCCGGTACGTACACGTCCGTCGGTTTTTTGATTTGCACACCGGATTTGCTTCTCGTCATCACCATGGCCATTTATTATCAATAAAGCCTCTCGTTTAAGTATTTCGGGTGGAATCTTTTTTTGTTCTTAATCGCGTGCTCCAAAATTCGTTCCTCCACCTTTTCACCGATTCGGTGGGCGATGTCCTCTATCTCCTCTTCGATGTTATAGTTGTTATGTATGGTGAGGTTTCTCAGATGGTCTAAACTCTGGTACAATACACCTGCGGCGACCCTCGGCGTGTCCAGGTAAAGATGAACTTTATTTAAATTTTCAAGGAACAGATGGAACTCCTCCGGGTTGGCACCCGAGTAGGCGTGGGCGTCCTGTTTGAGGGCGACGAGACCCTCGACGTCGTCGAGGGGTTCTCCTTTCTGTGACATTACATAAATCAAATACGCGCCGGCGAAGAACAGAACCGTGGCCATTACTCTAGGTGCATAAAATTATACCCCGGTTGAGCCGAACCCTCCCGCACCACGCGTGGTCTCGTCGATGGTCAAAACCTCCTTCACCGGAGGCGTCTCACACCGCTCCAAGATCAGTTGGGCGATGCGGTCACCCACGGCGACCTTGAAATCGTTCTCACCCTGATTGAAGAGGACGACTTTGACTTCACCCGTGTAGTCCGGGTCGACCACACCGGCGCCCACCTGGATGCCGTGTTTGACCGCGAGTCCAGATCGAGGGGCGACCCGTCCGTAACAGTTTTTGGGAATCACGATCGCGATCCCCGTGTTGACGATCATCCGGGTACCGCGGGGAATGAGGTAGTCCTCGCTGGCGTAGAGGTCGTAGCCCACGGCGTGCGCTGAACCACGACTCGGAAGGGTGGCGTAGTACGTCAGGCGTTTCACGAAGAGGCTCATCGTCGTCGCGTGGTGAAAAGTGGCGGGGTGCCCACTGGTGAAATCCTGTAATAGAGGGGGAACACGATGGTTTGGAAACCAATCCTAATTTTTCGTTGATACATATACAATCCGTCGGGTATCATCTCATAAGTGAATTGTATGCATTTTTTATTTTTTTAAAAGTATTTGCATTTCCACCACTCTTGTCTGGGTGATATTTTTTCGATAATTTCAAATAAGTTTTCCGGATCACCGACCGACTGGAATCTTTTGGGATACCGAGGATTGAGTACGGGTTCTGTGCGCGGTTGACTCGGTTGATGACCGACCGATTGAATACAGGGGGCACGGACATACCTTTCTTTTTGTAATATCCGATTCGAGTCTTGAAGTTGATCGGTTTCGTGCGTAACACAGGTTTTGTGCGAGGCACAGTCCACGCCCAATTCATGGGATCATTGTCGTTGGTGTTCACAGATTTCGATCTCATATATATTACATTTGGAAAAGTTTTTATTTACGACGCCTTGTCTTGGCCTTACCTTTTTTGGTCTTGCGGGCGACCCGCGGTTGAGACGCTTTCGCGATTCGTGCCTGCTTCTCACGTGCGCGCCGGGCGTTAATGTTCGCCTTTCTCTTGGCGTTCGCCTTCGCCTTGTCAACGGCGCGAGTAGACGCAGTCTGCCATTTCGTAGTCGCGACACTCGGTTTCTTCATAAACTTTTTCGCGTTCGCTTTGACGACATTCAACTTAGTGGTCTTCAGTCTCGCCACGAACTTGGTACGGTCGCTCCGGTTCATCTTCAAATTTTGGAGATATTTCGAAAGAGCTTTTTGATTTGCAAACTTGTTCACCGGTGCCGACACCGGTTTCGGTGCCGGTAGAGCCAACATCTGTTTGCGTCTGTTAGCGGTATCATTCTTATACGCCATGATTTGATGCAAAAGTACTTTCTTTTTTCCCGCGTTCTTCACACCGGAATTGATGTTCTTTTTCAATTTCAATTTATCATTCAACAACGTTCTGATTCTCGCAAGTTCAGAATTACTCTTCGCACCCTTGATGGCACTCTTCCACTTCATTCGACCCTGTGAGAAATTCGTATCACGAGGAACATTCTTATCAATTCTGTTTAACAGAGACTGTCTACCAGCGTTCGCAGTCGCAGAGCTGTTCTTCTTTTTCAACTCATTTCTGATCGATTGGAGGCGAATAAAGTTTTCTTTTTTACCACCCTTATTGGGATGATACTTGAGTGAGAGCCTCTTGAAGGCACTGTCTGCACTGAGACTCTTCGCCTTCATCAAATTTTGGAACTCCTTTTTCATATTCGTCGCGTTCACAGGTTTGGTGGGCTTGTTGTTCGTTTTCATAGGAACCACGTTCTTCGTCCTCGACGCTTGTAATTTCTGTGCGTTCGCCCAAATCGTCTTATTTTTCTTGTTCATCCATCTCTTGAACAAATCTTCTCTCTCCCCGGTAGTCAATTTATTGTATTTCGGACTGTTGAAAAGTTTCCATCTGACACCCTTATCGGTATTACTAAGTTCCTTCGGTTTGTTCATAAACTTTTTCGCGTTGGACTGGATGTTCTCCAGTTTGTTCTTCCCGAGGCGTGCCATGAACGTCTTTCGGTTACCCCGGTTCATACCCAAATTTTGGAGGTACTTTGAGAGAGTCTTTTGATTGACAAACTTGTTCACCTTGACATTGGGCTTCTTCTTGTCGTTCATAAACTTTTTCGAGCTGGACTGGATGTTCTCCAGTTTGTTCTCTCCAAGGCGTGCCATGAACGTCTTCCGGTTACCCCGGTTCATACCCAAATTTTGGAGGTACTTTGAGAGAGTCTTTTGATTGGCAAACTTGTTCACCTTGACATTGGGCTTCTTCTTGTCGTTCATAAACTTTTTCGCGTTGGATTGGATGTTCT